GTCATCGTGACACTCTTTGATCCACGATTTGAGCATACCTGTTCTCTTCTGTAGCAGGAAAAACCTACTGAACATCTGAGCTTCTGGCATCTTGATGTGGCTTAGAGTTTCTTCATTGACAATAACATTACCTTTGTCTGTATGCTTAGTAGGCTTCCAGCCTTTAGCCATCAGGCGTTCTGCTATCTGCTTACGAGAAGCAATGTTGAAGGGTATGTATTTAATCTTTGTCTTTAGTTGTAGTTCTTTAGGCGGGAACATCTCAGTTGCTGTAGCTACTAAGCCTTCCTCTTCTTCTTGTAACTCAGACAGCAGCAGCATGGCTCCACGAAGGTTAAGAGTAAAACCATTCTTCTCTTGCTGATCTACGATAGCTCTAACACAATTTTCTAAGCGTATGCTTTTTGTAGAAAACTTTACTCCCTCTTTGTCTAGCCATTGTGCTACCTTGTGTGTAAGCCTAACGTCCTGCTTACAATACTCTAGCATCTCTGGCGTGTAATAATCAAACTCTTTGAACTCTATCTTAGTATCACTCAGTCTCTCGCCCCATGCCTTGAGGGAATGTCCTCCTTCTCTGACAGGGTTAAACAACTGTGATTCAATGAGGGTGTCACGAATCTGTCGTAGCTGTATTGTAGAACCTATCAGTCTGTTTAAGACAGGTGCATCAAAGCTAATGCCATTGTGCATTATAAATTGTTCTACATTCTTAGCCCACGAAACAAACTCGTGACACTCCTCACCTACCCACGACCACTCAGTACCGTTGTCGTAGTCTCTTGCTACGATGCAGTGGATAACTGTAGCATCAATAGCATCTGTTTCTATGTCTACAATAGCCCTCATATTTAGAAAGGAATATCTTGATCATCTTCATTATCAACAAAAGGATTATCAATCTGTGTCATACGTCCTGTCTCACTGTCGTAATGGAGGTGTGTTGATACTCCTGTGTCTCCTGTGTAACGGTTCTTCAAGATGCGTAGTGTAGTTGTGTTGGCTTCTACCTCATCGGTAGCCTGTTGGTTACGCTCCAATGCTATCACACTATCACTGAGATGTGCAATAGATGCTGACCCACGAAGGTGTGACAGGCTTACCTCACGACCATCCTCATGGCCCTTGTCGCCTGATGGACGGCGCAGGTGGCTGACAAGTAGCAAGCCAATGCCTGTCTCCTCAACAAGAGAGCGTAGCTTAGTCATAAGGATATCAATAGACTTACGCTCATCACCCTTATCTTCCTGTCCTGATACAAGGATGGACAGATGATCGAGGAAAATCCATTTACAATCAAGAGCCTTTGCCATGTAACGAACACGGTCTAGTATCTCGTCGTTAGAGATAGAACCAAAGTGATCGAAGGCAAAGAACCTACCAGTACCTACTGTCTTCTCCTGCCAATCATTCAACTGTTCTTGTGTGAACTGGTCCCTGATCTCTTTGATATACAATCTTGCGTTAGCTTCCACTGACATAAGATTGAATGCAGTGTTACGTACACTTTCTTCTAGTGCTAGTACACCAATGTTGTACTTAGTAGTACACATAATATGATGCATAAGTTCTCGAATGATACTACTCTTACCCATACCAGCACCACTAGTAAACGTAACTAGTTCACCTGTACGCATACCATATGTCTTCTCGTTGAGCTTAGACCAAGGGTACTGGACTGATTCAAAGTATGCTTCGTCATACAACGAAGAGCCTAGTTCATTAAGATTAAGAATACCTGCTGGTGTATAAGACTTAGCATTCCACCACATCTCAACAAACTGCTGACGCTGGCCTGTCTTCAGGTACTCATTAGCATCCTTCATAGCAAGATGTACAATCTTACATTTGTTAGGCTCAAACAGTTGGCCTACCTTCTGTGCTGCTTCCCGTCCTTCCTTGTCGTTGTCAAAGCACAGGACAATGTTATCAAACATGTTAAGGAAATCAAATGATTCCTTACAGTTCTTTACTGCTGCACCAGCACCGTTCTTGAGAGATACAACAGGCCACTTAGAACCCAGTATCTCATAGGCTGACATAGCATCAAGCTCACCCTCACAGACAGTGACATACTTACCCTTGCGAGGGAACAGATGCTGACCAAACAAACCCGCATCGGAGAGGTTGCCCTCTGACCAGAACTTCTTACCTTCAACGCCTCTGATCTTACGACCAATCAACTCACCGTCTGATCCTCTGTAAGAGTATAGGTGATGGGTAATAGTAGCATTGTTTTTAACAACTGATACACCATAAAGCTTGGCCGTATCAGCAGCAATCTTACGATCACCGAGATCGGAAATAACAGCGTTGTCATACTTATTCAAAGGCTTTGTCTTATCAATAGATACAACTGTGTTAGTTTGCATACTTGTTTCCTCATTGGATGGGATAAATTCTTCACATTTGTGACAGTACTGGTGACCATCTGAGTACAAAGAGTTTGCATCAGAAGAACCACAAGACTCACATGGTAGGTGGTGTACGAAAGTTGCTGTGTCTGTCATAGCTTACTCACTGTTAGATACAATTTCATATATGTTTTTATAGTCTTTGTCTAACTCTGTATAAAGAGCATAATACAAACTACTATAGAAGTCAAGGGTTTCTTCTGCCTCTCTTTTAGTTTTTAATCCTTGCGTAACTAAGTCATTTGTGTTAGTGTTTTTAACTGCCCATTTTTTTACCATCACATTGCTCCTTGTAAAGCTTTCCATGACACAGGAAATCTTTGTTCGAGTTGTCTATTTATATCTTTAACTACATCTCTTGTTTCCTTCTGCGTATCACTAGCTAGGCGTAGCTTACAAACCCTAGCAAAGGCTGCGATGCTACCACTCCAGTACCATTCAGTATACATACCTTGTGGTAGCACAGCGCGTGCCTGTTCTTCACATACTCCTTGGGACAGTAAAGATTTGTATGCCTCTGTGGCATGGCGTATAGCATCTCCGTAGATGTTGCTCATAATATTTGGCGACATTACTAAATTTTCTGATGACCCTTGTTTCTTATCGTCAGCCACCGCTCTCCATTCTTTTGTGGACCATACCTCTGGATCATCAGACACATAGCGACGGCTCACCTCGTTCCATACTAACCCTACCTGATGCTTACCAAGTTGTCTAGCCACAAAGATAGGTGCTCTCATATGGAACTGTGCGGAGCAGTGTCCGAACGGTGTCCAGTGATTGTGCTGGGCAAGGTAGTTAATTAACTTAGCATCTTTGTCAGAGATTGGTTTGCTTTTGGGTGAGCGTTTGTTGAACGATACCCTTGCTGCATTTACAACAGTAACATCACTGCCCATGTGGTCTATAAGTTTAGCCGTCATTGAAAGTTTCCTCCCATAGATTATCTATAAAGTCTTCTTTGTCCTCCATGATCTCATTGATCTCGTCCTTGGCAAGCTTCTTAGCTTCCTTGGATGTGTATCCTTCTTCACTGTACTGTCTAGTGAGATCACGAAACAAATGGTTACGTTCTTTTTCCCATAGATTTTTTGCCATTACTCTGCCCACTTGCCTCTGTTAATTCCTAGTTGCGCGCTTAGTTTTTTAATTGTTTCTTCTTTATCTTCTATAGCTTTCTTCAAGATAAAAACATACTGCTCCAGCTTTAGAATTTTCTGTGCATCATTCATCGCTTTGCTTTCTTATAAAAGATATGCTCACCCACTGTATCCATAAGCACAAACTCTTTAGACACAGCCCATGATGGCGAGACATATACTGCATGATAGTGTGTGGCTCCTAAAGTATTACGTAGCATCACACCATCCAATGTGAATTGAACTGCTTTAACAACCTCCTCTAACGCTTTGCTATTGTTCATACTTTCATTCTTACCATCACACCAATAAGAAAATTGACATTTGTTTCTTACTGGTTTTCCTTCCCAATACATGCCTTGTTTAACTACTCCGCATATAGTATTTGGGAAAGATTTATTGTACATTCTTTCTAGAATTACATTAGCCACTGCTAACTTTCCTATGAAAGTTTCTGACCTAGCCTCAAAGTAAACTGCTTCGACTAGGCATGTACGTTCATCTGCTTTTACAGGACTGATAAGCAAGAGTAGTAACAGGCTGCTTAAAATATATTTAAACATTAATGTATCCTTAAAATTTCAAGGCCAGACATATAGCTTCCGAAGAAAGGCTCAAGAATTTCTTGCATGAATTGCTGTGCTTCTAGCATAGTCTCAAATGTTTCTAGGCTATCTCCATCCTCCGCTACGAGAGGTGTTGTTTCTTCAAGGTCTGGTTCTTCAGGAACCTGTACTATAATATATGACATGGCTGCTCCTCTGGACACTTTTCTAGGTCAAGGATAGGCATGTTATAGCAATCGGCACGCACTGTAAAGTTATTATCTCCATCCGTCTGTCCTTTTTTTAGGAAGCGTGCATCTTCTATATACTTTTTCTTATCGTAGTGTCCCAGTACCCAGCATCTTTTGTTGTCATAGGATACACGGGTAAAGATATAGACATCACACTTCTGGTTAGGATTAAAGTTAGATACTGAGCACTCGTAGTAATCTCTGGGAGCTACTGATGTACGTTTAGTTTTAACATCAGCAGTTCTTTTATCTGGCAGCACTAGGTCGTACTGATAAGTGTGCTGTATCTCACCACCATATATTTTCTGTGCTGCTATCTCTCCGAGGAACCCAGCGAGACTACCACCACCTGACTCGATAGAGTTGTTAAGAACTCCCATCTCTTCTGCTAATTTAGAAGCCAAGGCTCTATCAGAATCAGTCAGGTCCATAAATTTCATTATACCACGCCACCTACATTGTCCCTAATGATATCATTAAAGTTAAGCTCTGCCCAATAAATTTCAAGGGCTTTGGTTTCCTGACAGGCTTCAAAAGAATGCTTCTCTCCAGCAGGAACTACACACATATCTCCCATAAATAAATGTGTTTCGTCTATCAAGCCATAGTCCTTATGCCGTTTAATAATTAACTCTCCTTCCAAGACATAGAAAGCATTGATCTTACTTTGATGTGCATGTGTGCTACAAAAACCACCGAGATCAATTTTAATTTCATGGATTTCAATGGCTGGTGTTTGTAGCAAGGGACGAGTGCTTCCCCAAACTTTTCCTTCAATGTTCATTAGTCATCCTCATTTACTATAAGATTAAAAGCTTTGTAAATAAACTCATTCAATTCTTCGGTATCATCAGGGTTGTATCCAAATGAGAACACAAAATCTCTAACGGATTCCCACGGGACATTTAATTTAGGATTAGTTGTCCACTCATGATAGATTACATTGTCAGACATCAGTCACCTACCTTTATACCACAGTATTTAATTATATATTCTCGTGCCTCTTCTCTTGCACGTTCGCCACCCTCTTGCTGGAGTGTATCTAAAATCTCACTCATTACCCATGCCTTACGGCGTGAGGCTTTACCCTCTGCCATCAGTTCATCGACCCGGTGTGACGTAGGTGTCGTCGATCCATTGCTCATATTCATTCTCCATAATTAGAATTTCACTCTCAACCCAATGGTTTATCTCGTCTATTTGTATGTCACTAGACACACTACAGTAATGCTCCAGCACTGGAGTTATCCACGGATCATAGACTTCATTTAGATGTTTTAAAACTTCTTCTTTACTTTCAAACTTAGTTGTTGTCATGTCAATACTTCTTCTTTTAATTCTATTTCTACAGTCATGTCGTCATCGTGGAAAATCTTATGTTCAACCTCATTACCTTCAATATCGGTAACAGTTACCTTTGTAATAGTATAGGAAGGGTTACGATGGGTATCACATACGATCTTACTAGCCTTAAAACTTGTGGTCTCACTATACATTTTATTCTCCTTACTATTAAGTAACTACTGCTTACGTAGTAAGCTAAGTAGTAGTTACTAATAGAGTTGGTTGGCCTCCACAGTAGGACTCGAACCTACAACCTACAGCTTAGAAGGCTGTTGCTCTATCCAGTTGAGCTATGTGGAGTATATACGTATTAGTCTTTTGTTGTCAAGTCTTCTAACTTCTTATTCAATAACGATGTGATTACAAACATGGCATCTTCATTGGAAGGTGCATGATGGAACGCTGCATCTATAGCTGCTGCTAATGATCCATATACCACAACGATAGGGTTCTTACCTTCTTTTAGATTATACTCTATCTCAGCACCAAACAGTTCATAAAAA